TATATATATTAATTATAAAAAAATTTTCCTAAACTTTATTAATTAAATTTAAGCCATTGAGCGAGACATTGCGGCAGCTAAATTTGCGGAGGCAGAACGACCTCTTGCGGCAGAACGACCTCTTGCGGCAGAACGACCTCTTGCGGCGGAACGACCTCTTGCGGCAGAACGACCTCTTGCGGCAGAACGACCTCTTGCGGCGGAACGACCTCTTGCGGCGGAACGACCTCTTGCGGCGGAACGACCTCCTTTACGACGATAAACTTTTCTAGTAGCCATTGTATATAATATATAGTTATAAAAATAATATTTCTAAATATATAAAATTTAAAAATTACCAAATAGTATTTGTTGAATGCCAAAACATTTTATCTCCTTTTTTAATATTATAAATAGTCCTAAATATTTCCATTCTAGATAATGGAACATTAGTTCTATATTTATCTAAAGGATGTGGATTTGTTTTAAGTTGAGCCTCTAAAGCCTTTTTATTAATTTTTTGTCTTTGTTGATACGCGTAATAAACGAAAAATGCTTGATATGATAACGCACGTATAGGAATAATATCCGAATTTTTATCTTGCCAGTCTCTTAAATATTCTCTACAAATGGCTAATCCAGATATATCTGCTAAATCTTCACCGACACTTGGTGCCGCATCAAATTTAATACCATCATATTTAGCAAACGTCTCGTATTGTGTGATAACATCATCTTGTATTTTTTTAAAATGCTGTTTATCCTTATCAGTCCACCAATCATGTAATTTACCTTCATGGTCATATTTACTTCCGAAATCGTCTAATGAATGTGACATTTCGTGTGCCAACGTAAACCCTAAATGTGCAAGATTGTATTCAATACCTCTTTCATCTAAATCTAAAAAGGGTTTTTGGATATATCCAAGAGGAATATAAATTGCGTTTTCGGAGGGAGTATATGACGCGTTAACAACGTATGCCTGTGACCCAATGAATTTTGGAGGTGTTAGAGACCAATCTATAAGAGGTATATCAATAATAGGTTTTCCATCCAATTTAACTCTTTGTTCGTTTCTCCAGTTTGATATTTTCAAATAATTTCCCCACCCGTCATTATCTGTATAATTTAATAAAGGATCTTCTCTTAATGTTTTTGGAGACCCAATAATCAATTTAAAATGCTTAAATTTTAATAAAGCATACTCTTTTGTTTTTGGCTGTAACCATTTATTTCTTGAAACGATTCGGGTAAATACTGTTTTTAAATCCTCAGCCATTGTTTTTAAATAATCTACATACTGTTTATTTTCATATCGACTAATATATTCATTTGTTAAAAAAGAATTAAACGCATACCCCAATCCAAAAACTGGTCCAAGGTCATCATAAACTGCTGCAGTTTGTCCAGTTACAAATTTTCCATTAAACTCAAAATATATGCGATAACCATCCTGGTTTTGTCTCACTAATTGTCTAATATAATTATAAATCCAGTATGTTCTCCATTTTTCTGTATCCCAATTTTTTTTCAATAGTTGTGTGCAACAATCTAAGTAATTTAAATCTCCAGATATAAAAAAATCAGGAGTTTTTTCAAATCCTATATATTTAGTTAATTGTGCCCAATCAAACCCATACTCCTCCATTGCTATTTTGGTAGTTACAATATTATAATAATTGGGGTCGTTTTTTCTTCCCACGCATTCAAATAATTGGTTGAGTTCAACCTCTACATCATAAATATCTTTAACATTAAACCCGTGGTTTTTTCCAAATACAAATTCAAATAAATTATTCAAGTATTTAAAAAATTGTCTTTTGTAATTTGCTTTATATGCTAGGTCTGTTCCGTCATCGTAATATAAATTAATATCAATTAAGGTAAGTTTTCCAGGGTCAATATAACATCTATAAATTTTAGGGTTTTTATTATCTGGGAACACATTAAAATTAAACGGAAGTCCCCACGATATAATTTCGTTTTTATTCATGACACCTAATAATTTCCACAAATTATTGTTATCTTTTCTCAATTCATCAATCATATTTAATGTGTCATTCGCGTATTGTTTTACTTGACTTAACGATGACCCTTTTAATTGAGATTTATAAAAATTTCCGATTTCTCGGGATTTTTTTGTATCATTGTTTCGTGTATATTCTTTAACTATTTCAAGTAATTCGCGGTATACTTTATACTGAACTAATCTAAAAGAGTCTAATTGTGTAATATATTCTTGATTTTTATCAAGAGACGCTTCTTTAATCCATCTATAGTTTATATATGAGTAAAAATCATTATTTGGTGTTATTTTAGATGGTGTGAAAGGTATCTTAAACAATTTATTAATTTCTTTATTTAAAGTTATGTCTACAGGTTTCATTTTATCTTCAAACGTGTTAAATACATTCGAGTATGTTTTACAAATTTCTTGTCGTTGTTCACTTGTTAAATTAGGAAGAATCCTGATTTTTTGGGTTTTATTGTGTTTAGGTTGTTTATTGTGCTTAGCGGTATTTGTCATATATATAAATAGTTTATTTTATTTTATATTCATAGTTATTTAATAATTCATCATTATATACCAATTTCCCGGAGGGTTTATAGGATGTAATCGGTGTATAACTTTTAGATGGAACATGTTGTTTTGAAGTTATATTTGTTTCCTTAATATTAAAGAGTTGTTGATTTGTATCGTTATGATTATATTCTGATTTATTTGTATTATTATTTTCATCGATTTTTTCTCCATATTCATTAACGGAAATTCCCGTTTTATTTTTTATTTCTGCTCGAACATACGAAGGAACCCAATGTTTCCAAGAAATAAAAAGGGTATTTGGGTGTGTATAATTAACACAAAATCCATTTGTTTTTAGTTTGTCTAACAAGTATGCAATACACGAAGCATTATCATATTTTGGAACACCAATAATAATTTCAGGAACAACAAACCAACAAAACTGTTCGTTTATATTTTGTTTCGATGTTGTTTTTATTCTCACGTGGATTCGATTTAATATTTTATTAAATAATGTTAATTTTCCGAGGTCGTGATTCTTTTTTTTTTCATAAAGGTCATCTATATTTAATTTATCTGAAAAATCTTCTGTATTTTCAAGAGTAAAAATATCGGACATTTACACAAACAATAGAAAAAAATATATATAAATAAATGTAAATAATTATTTATATATGACGGAAAATACAATCAAGCATTTAGTTATTTCTGGTGGAGGCCCGACAATAATACAGACATTAGGAGCAATACAATATTTATTTGAAAAGAACTTTATAGATATAGATAATATACAATCTATATATGGAACTTCGGCAGGTGCTCTTCTTGGAACAATATTATGTTTAAGACTCGAATGGGATGATATTACAGATTATATTATTAAGCGTCCGTGGAACGAAGTATTTCCTATTAATGTAAAAAGTATATTTGATTCGTATACTAAAAAAGGAATTTTTGATATAAAACTACTCGAAAAATGTGTTAAACCGCTTTTTGACGCTAAAGATATATCCATTAATGTTACCCTTGAGGAATTTTACCAAATTACAAAAATAGACTTACATTTTTATACATTCGAAATAAATAATTTTGAATTGGTAGACATCTCTTTTAAAAGCCACCCGTCCTTGTCTTTATTAACTTCTTTACAAATGTCTTGTGCGTTTCCTATCATTATTTCGCCGGTTTTTTTAGAAGATAAATGTTATATTGACGGTGGGATTACGTGTAATTATCCATTAAGTAAATGTATTGAAGCAAACCAAAATATAAATGAAATAATAGGTTTTAAAAATCAATATGATAATTATGGACAAAATAATGTTGACATCAATTCAACGTTGTTGGATTTTATCATTAATTTTTTATGTAAACTTATTTATAATTACGATACATATTTGGAACAACCATCCATACAAAATGAAATCATATGTAATTGTAAATTGTTGAGTATTTCCCAGTTATCAATAGTTTTAAAATCGGTTGACACAAGAAAAGAATTATTGGAGAATGGTAGACAAATATCTAAATTATTTTTAGAGAACCGTATTTAAAAATTCTTCTAAAGTTGCCTTTGATGGTTTTGCGTCATATTCGATAACTTGTCCGTTTTTCAACAATTTAATTGTGGGATATCCTTCAATTTTATATTTATTAATAATCTTTTCAATTTCTGGGTTTTCATTAGTGCAATCTATATGTGTAAATATAATTGTGTACCCATTAACTGTTTTATTTTCGTATTCTTTTTTTAAATCATCCCAAATTGGTTTTGCTTTTTTACAATGAGGACACCAATCAACCGAAAATAACATAAGTTCTGCTTGAGATGTTTTATTGTTGTTATTATCGGTTTTGTTTTCTAAATTATATTTAAAGTTATCTTTGAATTTTGACACGTAAAAATAAATCGAAATGGAAATAAATATTATAATTATGGCTACCATAAAAACGGTTGAAGTATTAATTCTACTTGTATACCCCTTTAATTTTTTCGTAAATTCCGCATACATATTATATATTCTTATTGAGAATAAATAACAAAATGATTAACGAATATAATATAAATATAAATATTAATACTTATATTATGTTGTTTAGAAATATGAATGGCGAGATTATTGAAATTAAAAAATATACCTTTGTGAACGATTATATTTATTATACGAAAATAATGGAAATTAAACAATCTTTTTCTAAAGTAATAAAAAGACAAAATAACTTAAATTTTTCAAATATGATTATAGACAATCACCTTAAACCCGACAAAGTTATTATCTAACTATTTATTATGAATAAAACGAGGAAAAAAATATATACTAATGATGATTATAATAGTGGAGATGGAATGTTGACAAGTGTATGGGGTCCAAGTTTGTGGCATTATTTACACATTATGAGTTTTAATTATCCAATTAAACCTACTGAAAATAATAAAAAACATTATCGTGATTTTGTAATTAATCTTAAAAATGTTATTCCGTGTGTTTTTTGTAGAGAAAATTTAAAAACTAATTTTAAGGTGTTGCCTATAACTATGGCAACTATGAAAAATAGGGAAACATTCTCTCGTTATATATACAATTTACACGAATTAATCAATAAAATGTTAAATAAAAAAAATAATTTAACTTATGAAGATGTTAGAGAAAGATACGAACACTTTAGGTCTAGATGTGTTACAAGCAAACCATCCATATTAAAAAAAACAATTAAGAAGATGTTAAAAAAAGAAAAGGGATGCACAGAACCTCTTTACGGGAAAAAATCAAAATGTATTATTAAAATTGTTCCGATTGATGACAAAGGATTAACGTTTCAAATGGATAAAAAATGTATTAAAACACGCGAATAATATTACATTCCAAAACTAGAAAAACTATTTAAAACCGGTTTAGGTAAAAATTCGTTATTTACAGCGTTATAATTTGGAACTTTTTTACATTCAAAATTCGGTTCAGGACACCGAGCACATGCTGGACACGCCTCGCACGGTTTATTTTTATAAATAACTACTGGGTTACACGCAGGACAAACCGGTGGGACAACTTGTGATTTTAATATATATAAATCTTCTTGTCCTGGTAGTATTTGATTCCGAGGTACACCTTTAGGCAAAGAATTGTAATAATTGAAACACATGGAATTATTTTCTTGATTTGTTGGTTCGTTGTATGATTGATTATTTCGTGTTGGATATGGATAATTTGTGTAAGTTGTGTTTGTATTTGTATTTTGTGGTGGATTATTTGAGGGTGTAGGATTATATGGTGGTGTAGGATTATATGGTGGTGGTGTAGGATTATATGGTGGTGTTGTAGGATTAGTTGAGGGTGTTGTAGGATTAGTTGAGGGTGTTGTAGAGTCAGTTGAGGGCGTTGTAGGGTTAGTTGAGGGTGTTGTAGGATTATATGGTGGTGTTGTAGGGTTAGTTGAGGGTGTTGTAGGATTATTTGGGGGTGGTGGTGGTTTATTAGTTGTATCAGTTGAGGTCATACCTTCGATATTAGTTGCTAAAAAAGGAACTACAAATATTCCTAATATTAATAAAAGTATTAATAGTTTACGAAGCATTTTATATAATTTATACAGTGAAAAAATTATATTATAATGTAAAACCAAATAAATAGTTTATACCCAATTAACTATTATGGAATTAATTACTGAGAACTCACGTAAAAAAAAAATAATACGTGAACCTTTAAAACAATATTATGATGAAAATCCAGATTTATTTGAGATTGGTGTTGATGAGGTAGGTCGAGGACCTTTATTCGGTAGAGTTTATACAGCAGCTGTTATTTTACCTAAAGATAACAGTTTTAACCATTCGTTGATGAAAGATAGCAAGCGTTTTACATCTACGAAAAAAATAGAAGAAGCTGCTAAGTATATTAAAGAGAATGCATTAGGTTGGTATGTAAGTTTTGAAGATGAAACAGTAATAGACGAAATAAATATTTTACAAGCAACACAAGCATCAATGAGAAACTCAATATTAAAATTAAAAGAATATGTTACGCAACCATTCACAGAAGAAGAAAAAAACGAACTCAAGTTTCAACTATTAATTGATGGGAACTACTTTAATCCAATATCTACATTTAATAAAAAAAGGAATATGATAGATGTAATTCCGCATGTATGTATTGAGGGCGGAGATAATAAATATAGTTCTATTGCGGCAGCTTCTATTTTGGCAAAAGTATCAAGAGATAAATATATTTCGGATTTATGTTCTGAAAATCCGGAATTAATAGAAAAATACGGAATAAATAGTAATAAGGGATATGGTTCAAAACAACATATCGACGGAATTAACAAACACGGAATAACCAAATGGCATAGAAAAAGTTTTGGAATTTGTAAAAAATATTAAAAAAATTGAAATGAATTTGACCTGATATAATTTAAGTGAAATAATAACAAAAAGAACTAATTAAAAAGAAACATGAATACTCTAACTTTAAAGTTAAAAGAATTCTTTGCTACTGAACAGTTATCTAAAGAAGATATCAAAATACCTATTAACAAATTATGTGGATTAGAAGTTAATTGTAATTTAAGATTTAGTAAAAGTCACCATACTAACAATTATGGTGTTCAGCTTTATATAGAGAGTACAAAAATTTGTAACCTAGATAATAATAATAATAATAGTTATCTTATGTTATACGCAACAACCTTATGGTGGAGTCATAAACAACCATTAGACGATGATTATAAAATCATACAAGAAAAATTAAGTGAAACTATGAAAAAAATAAAGTTTAATAAATATACAGGTTCTTATGAAACTGAAAGTTCTTATGAAACTGAAAAAAACGGGCTTACAGGAGATGATTGGTGTTCTATATTAGGATTTGAAGTCCATATAGAATATGAGTTTGATATATGTTGTATATGTCATATGTCAACTAATTCAATAACATCTAATTGCTGTAAAAAACAATTATGTTATGAATGCTGGGATAAATTACCAATGACGCGATGTCAAGAATGTCCTGAAAATCCTAGAGGTGACTGTGAATATATTCGTTCGTGTGGAACAGCAAAATGCCCGTTATGTAGATGTAGTTTAGCAAGTGGAAAAGAATTCGAATATTAAAAAAAAGCAATTCAATAAAAAATTTTATATTTTATTCAATAAAATATAAGTAATTCAATAAAATATAAAATTTTTTATTGAATTGAAAAAAAATGAAAAAAAATTGATAAGTATTAAAAATAATTGAAATGAATTATAACAATATACCAATGCAACAAATAAAAGAATAATAAATAAAAGAATTAAAATGACAAGAGTTATGATATTTGACACTGAAACAACTGGGTTACCTGAACGTGGTGTATATGTTGTAGAAAATCACAATTTACATTTATGGCCTCACATAGTTCAATTAAGTTATATTATTTATGACAACGAAATCAATAAAATTATAAAACAAAAGGATACTATAATAAAAATTCCAAACAACATTAATGTTTCAGATGGTGCCGTATTAATTCACGGTATTACGTCTGAAATATCAAAATCTATTGGAAAAGATTGTGTTAAATCTTTAATGGAATTTATGGAAGATTATTCTAAGATTGATGTATTAATTGCACACAATATTAAGTTTGATGTAAATATGATACGTGTCGAATTGTTAAGACACGTATTA